CGGGCGCGATCTTGTGCAGGGTTATCTGACTTATTTGGCTGTGTAGTCAGATAGCGTTCATAAACATTTTGAGCGTCAAAAGATTGAGCGATAGCCGCCCTGATCTTTAGTGCGTTCTTTGCGGCTAAACGCGCATCTGCTTCCAGAGCGCGTTCCCAAGTCATGTTAAATACGCTTTAGCGAGCGCTCTTGCGGTATCAAGATCCCCGTCAAATGCACAACGGTTAAGCGCTTCCCCAACAATAGGATCCAAAGACTTGAACTCAAATAGGCGGGCGCGCTTGCCTTTGTTTGCCCATTTCATAAAGGCTTTGACTTCATCAGCCGTATCTTTACCTACTTCTTCTTCAGTTTGGACTTCTTCTGCAAGATCTTCTTCTTCCTGCGGTTTAGCGTTTGCAGTATCAGGAGTTGTAGGCGCAATAGCAGTTGCATTAGGACCCTCCAAGGCGGGAGCAGATGTGACTTCTTTAGCATTAATAATTCCGTCTGGTGAGAACAAGAAAATGTCTGCACCAGCAACAAGCAATGGCATATCCGCTTGTGGAGTATCTAGGAGCGGCAGACCCAATTCAGATCGGCGCTCATTGATTGTTTTTCCAGCAGATGTGACTTCAATCTGTGACTTACGGGCATTGGCTTCATTGTCCATGCGCTTAGATGTCATTAACTTGAATTCAAGTTCACGCGGCATACCAAGGTAAGCATAAGAAAGGTTTGTAAGCATCTTTGAGTACCAGTTAGCCAACGGTTGAATACCAAGGGCTTCAGCGTTTTCAGCGCGACCTTCTTCAAAGCCTGCTCCACCTAAACCGCCCTTTGGAGCAAAGCCAATTTCAGCAGGCTGTACGCCAAAGTGACCGCAGATAGATGTAATCAAATAATCATCAAGCGTGTCCTTGAACTTCTCGCCGTAGCCCTCATTGGTGATTGGAGATAGACCAGATGGGAGCAAGCGAGCGCGTTTACGCTGTTCAGTTTGTCCAGCAAGATCATCATTTAAGATGTTTTCATAAGCGCGTAGCAAATCAGGGTTAGTTCCCCATTCTGCATCTGTTGTAAACATAAGATCTGGGATCACGCCGTCTGTGTATTCAGCGCGGATCCATTGTTGGCGGCGCAAGTAAATATCTGCAAGTGGTAGCGCTCGCTCAACAGGAGAAAAACCATAAACGCTTGTTGTGCGGCGATTACGCACCGCATACACAAGATCATCAGCAGTAAATTCACCATCTGCCGCAGGATCATCACTGTTAGCGCTAAATTCAGAGCGTGGGAAACCGTAAAGGATCTGTTGGTAAGCAGGAGCAGGAGCCATTGGGCGCATACCGCGATCATCAATGAGTGGCTTGATTGTTGCGCCGTCTAGGATCTGTAAACCGTATAGATCTCCACCTACTGTTGGTTGTGGAAAGATTGCAAGGGCATCAACAACTAATGTTTCTTCTGCCGCAATCATTAACCAGTCTGTAAAGGTAAGCCCGTTAGCGCGGTCAGGGTTTTCCCAAAACTCACGCACACGGTTAATTTCATCTGTAAATTTCTCACGCGCTTTTGCCATTGCTCGCACATGATCGCCTCCTGCTTCAGCCGCAATCTTTTCAGATGCGTCTGTTGCCAACACAATATCCCAATCAAGTCCAGATAACTTTGATTTAGTAACTTCAACACAACGGCGCAAAATATCTATTTGATCTGCGGCGGCTCTTAGTGTCTTAAACGGAATTAAACGCGTTTCAGTTACATTGATGTTCTGTGCAACTTGATATTCCCAACGGCGCGGATCTGGTCTGCCATCTTCACGCAATGGGTTAATAGCGCCGGGAGTAAGCGGGTTGCCGGGACCAAACGGAACCATTGATAACCAAGGATTTCTTGGGAGTGGAACATTGTTACCGTATGACTGTCCGATACTGCCACTTTGTAGCATTTCTTTTTCAGTCATTGTTACTGATCCAGCAGGTAAGTTAGGTGCTTTCTCAATATCTGTTGTTGCTAATGCTCTTGCGATACGGTCACGCAGACCCATTTGTATCTCCCTTAATTAATTGCCCTTGTGTTTCAGCATTGGTAATCATAGCGCTTCCGCACTTTGAACAATGTGACATTGACTTTGGCATTGGCAAACCACACTTAGGGCAAAAGTTCGCAATGGCATTAAAGTAATTAGTTACATTCTGTGTACCAAGCAAATCACTAAACGCTTGCACCATTGCATCAATTCTGTCTGGTGAGTCAGCATCAAATGGAGTCCAGATTGTCATTTGATCTTCCAGCACTGGGAATTCTCCTATGTGGTGAATTCTGCCCTGCTCATACATTGCCGCTACTGGTTCAGCGCGTAACCTTTTGCCTATGTGCGCTCGCACTTCTCTGATTGGCAAGGAATGTCTGATTTGCTTTAGAACAGCGCTCACCATGTCACCGCCTTGGTTTACTTCTACAAGGATTGTGTCTGCTTTCCATTCATCAAACACTGATACGGCTTTAGATGCCCAATCAAGCGGTGATCCTTTGAATGAATAATCACCAAGCACATATCCATGCCCACCTGCGTCTGATCCGCACACAATAATTCCTGTTTCATCTGATGCCTGTGTGTTTGTAACGGCAGGATCAATAGAAACTGTGATGCGGGCTAATGGTGGGGCTTTCTTTAGGCGGTTGCGGTCAATTAAGCCCTTTGTCCATAACGCGCCTTCTGTATCTTCAAGGATTTCGCCATAAAGTTCTTGCCTTCCAAGTCTTGTACCGTTGTAACGCGCCTGTAATTCCAGCAATGCAGATGGGGCAAGGTTCTTAGCGTTATCAAATGTAGATCCACGGGTTATGGCTACTGATCCGTCTGTGCGGTTAGCCAACATGCGTACTAATGGAGTTGGGCGGGGCGTTGTTGTGATTACTACGCGTGGCTTCTTACCTAAACGCAATCCAAACTGTAATTGATCCCAAGCGTCTGAGTATCTGTAAGCCGCTAACTCATCACACCACGCTCCATGGTGTTGCGGTCCACGGAAACGGTCTGGTTGATCAGCAGAAAAAAGTTTGATCCTAGATCCATTAACCAACAGGATCTCACCCATGGATCTGTTCCAGTGGGCAAGCATGTGGTAACGGTTCAGCACTGAGATCACACCAGACTCACCTTCAGCGCATGTATCTCTAGCGTCTGAGAAGGTAGGGGCAACAATCGCCCATCTGGTGTCAGGGTTTTCTATTGCCTCCCAAGCAAGCCATTCTGCGGCTGTACGGGTCTTTCCAGCCCCTCTACCAGCCATGTATAGCCAAATGTTCCAATCACCTTCAGGCGGTAGTTGTTCCTTGCGCGCTAGGCGGTTCTTCCACATATACCGACTCGCCTTGATCCTGCTGTTCAATGAGGGTGGTTGATTGCTCTCCAAGACCGTCAATGAGTCTGGCGATTGCATCAACTTCTGCGTCAAGGCTTCCTGCTCCACCGTCATAATTCACCACTTCCGCTTGTATCTTGGTAGGTGCATCAAGCCCCAAGAATTTTGCCCGCCTATCCATAATCCTTAAAACAAATTCTCCCGCTCGCATGTTTCCCTGAATTGCAGGCTCCCAATAGGTTGATTGCAGTTCATCTAAGCGTGTGAGTTCCATAAATAATGCGGCTTCAGCAGGTTCTTGTTGCTGTCGCTTGATCGCTCTCATATATGCCTTCAGCGCACCAGCCCCGCTTGCATAACCAACTTCATTGGCGATAGCGCGCCATGTAAAAGATTGTGTGCGTAATTCAAGAACTTTGTTCTCACGCTCAATCTGTTGTGGTTCTGGTGTGATGTTTCTTGCCATGTGTTCACTATAAATTAGGAAACATTAACTATCAAATTGAGTTCAAACATTTATTGAATAGGTAGTTTAACTTTCCCGTTATTAACCCATATCCACCCTGACCAATACAGGCAGTTAGCACATAATCTTTCAAAGTACCTTACGCAATAACTGTCACTTACAAGATCATCATAAGCAGTTTCAAATGTCATTGTTGATGGCGTTTTGCAACTAGGACATTTAATGTATTGCTTTCCCCATTGCTTCATTTTTGCGCTCATGTAATTAATTAGCCTCCTGTAAGAACAAAACCCCTGCAATCCCAAGAACAGGTAAAGGGATTACAAGGGTAATGTCCAGCACTCAGTCAGGCATCTTTACCTGACCAGTACCGTAATCCTATACAAGTTCTTTCATCAGATGCAACCTTGCGTCTAATAGATCATCAAGGCTTTCTAGCAACATTTCTTTCTTTTGCCATGTTAGGCGATTGCCGTATTCATCTGTTTTGAGCATGAGATTAATGTGCGCCAAGGCTTCATCAATATCAGCCACGGTCACTTCTTCTTCAATAGTAATGCTCATGGCAAAAGCATACTTTTACTTACGGGTCTTTGCCTTGATTTCTTTCTCTACTTCATCAGTAACTAAATCAATCAAGTTTTCTATTTTAAAGGCTAATGCTTCTCTGCCTTTTGCCCGTAATCTTTCTGCAAAGAGATCCAGTGCAAGGATAACTTCAGGATCTTCTCTAATTACCATTCAACACCTAACCAAAACGGTCCAATGTCTATGTTTAAGCCCCACTTATCGCAAGTGAAACCTAATGAAACGCGCTTCCAATTCCAACCAATGTGATACCAAAAGCGTGTAGTGCCAATTGGTCCATTCATTATGCGCGAGCCTGACGCTTTGCTAAGTACGCTTCTACATCTGTACGGCGGTAATAAACATTACGCCCTGATTTTTCAACCCATGCAATTGTTTTGCGGTGTTGGATTTGGCGC